GAGCTCGGGCGCGAGGCCGAGGACGTGTTCGGCCAGCTCGGCAAGTGGGCTTCGGCCGTGGCCGATCTGCAGGAGTGGATGGGCCAGGAGAGCAAGAAGCCGCCGCTCTTCAAGAAGCTCGCCTTCGGCCGGTCCGAGACGGCCGAGGCATTCGACCAGTTCGCCGCCAAGAAGAAGCTCGAAGAGATGGAGAAGGAGATCTACCACATGTTCCTCTACGGCGATCTCAACCACCTCGGGCTCGACGGCTACCGCGAGCTCATCCAAATGCGCCGCGACATCAAGGCCCGCCGCGAGCGGCTGATCCGCGACCAGATCCAGCGCCGCAAGGATCTCGTTGAGGACATCGGCACCGGCCTGCTCATCGTCCTGATCCTGGCCGCGGGTGCGCTCGGTGTCTGGGTCATGGTCCAGGTCGCCATGGACCACGGCTGATCCGGTTTCACGCACAATAACCCCCTGACAACTTTCAACGACGCTGCGGAGGTCAACCCTATGCTTTCTCTCATCTCCACCCTTGGCGGGCTTTTGATCTCGGGCCTGCCCAAGCTGCTCGAATATTTCCAGGACCGGCAGGACAAGGCGCACGAGCTGGCGCTGGCCCGGATGCAGGGCGAGATCCAGGCACAGATGATGCGCGAGGGCTTCCTGGCGCAGCAGCGGGTCGAGGAGATCCGCACCGACCAGGTCGCCATGCAGGCCGATGCCGAGATGACCGTGGCCGCCCTGGAGCACGACCAGAAGGTGCTCGACCGGGCCAGCCGGTGGGTCGCCAACTATGTGGGCACGGTGCGGCCGACCGTGACCTACATCTTCGTCCTGGAGCTCTGCGCCATCAATGCGTGGTTCGCCTGGTACGCCTTCCAGAACCCGGCGCTGATCAACGGCGTCGACGACCTGGTGAAGTTCGGCGACCTGATCTTCAGCTCCGACGAGATGGCGATGCTCGGCGGCATCATCGGTTTCTGGTTCGGCAGCCGCAACTGGAGCAAGAAGTGAAAACGCCGCCCGAGGTGAAGGCCAAGATGGTCAAGCACGAGGGCAAGCGGAACCGGCCGTACTTGTGCCCGGCGCATATCTGGACGATCGGCGTCGGCCACGTGCTCTACCAGGACCAGATCCGGCTGCCGATGGCCCGGACCCCGGAGCTGCTCGCCAAGGGCCCCGTGCCGATGATCCGGAAAGAGTATCCTTTGCGTCCTGACGACAACAGGATCTGGACCGATGAAGAGATCGATGCCCTTTTGGATGCGGACCTTGCGGTTTTTGAGCGAGGCGTTTCCCGACTTCTTACTGTTCGGCCTAGTCCTGGCCAGTTTGGAGCGTGCGTCTCTTTTGCTTTCAATGTGGGACTAGGCAATCTGCAGCGCAGCACGATCCGGATGAAGCACAACCGCAGCGACTTCGAGGGTGCGGCCGAGGCGTTCATGGCCTGGACCAAGGCCGGCGGCAGGGTGCTCCCGGGCCTGGTCAAGCGGCGCGAGGACGAGCGCGCCTTCTATCTGAGCTGATGGCCGACGAGGCGGACCAGGCGCAGGCGCGCAACGAGCGGGAGCTGGAGCTGCTGCTGTCCGCCCGTCGCCGCACCGACCAGCCGCGGCCGATGGGCTTTTGCCATTACTGCAGCGAGACGATCGCGGCCGGGCTGCCGTTCTGCAGCCCCGAGTGCCGGGACGACTGGCAGCGCGAGCGGCGGCTCCGGTCGCGGCAGGGGCGCGGGTCGTCCGACGAGGACGGTTCCGGGATATGATGAGTCGTCTCCTCCAAGCATCTCTCCCTCCCTGATGACTTGGATTTGCCCACCGTGAGTCCTACCGGTGGGCTTTTTTTCTCTGTGCCGGTTGGCGGTACCGCGGGCTTTACGCGCCGTTCAACGATTGCGCTCCATGCGCGGCCCCTAAACCTTTGAAAAGGCCCACAAAGGCCGAATTCCTTGGCTTGGCGGGCATTCCTGAACCGGACTCGAAAACCGTTGTACCAGCAATGGCACCTCACGTTGGCAGCGATCCAGGCGCGCAGCAGCGCCTCGTCGAGCGTGTACTTGCCGCCCAGGCGGGCCGCTCCCGGGATCTCGCCCAGCTGGCAGAGCTGCTGCAGCTTGCGCTGGGAGAGGCCGCAGATCAACGCGGCCTCCCGGGTCGAGATGCGCTCAGGCCGGCGGGTGGGCGTAGACACGGATCACCCTCCCGTGGCCCTCGGGCCGCTCGGTCTGCGTCCAGCCGATCTGGACCAGGCCGGTGGTCTTGAACACCGCGCCCATGAGGTTGTGGTGCGCGCCCTCCGGCAGCGGGCAGAGCGTGTGGATGTCGTCGCTGGTCACCTTGCCCCTTTCCTGGGCCACACGGCGGGCCACGGCGCGGGCCTGGGCCAGCCAGGCGTCCCAGCCCTGGCTCACCGCCTGGAGGCCCTCGTCGCGCCGCTTGCGGCCTTCCTGGCGGCGGTTGAGCCGGGCGGTCGCCGGCGGCGGGTCGAACAGGCCGAGCTGCGGGCTCATGGCTTGGGTCCCACCAGGAACGAGGGCGGCATCTGGATCTGGAACCCGGTGGGCCGCCAGAGGTGCAGGCAATAGCGGTGGACGTTCACGTACTGGCTCTCCGGCGGGTGGAATTGGACGACGCAGTCCTCGGGCTCCCAGAACAGGTCCTTGACCTCGCACATCTCGTCCCAGGTCGGGCAGCGGTCGGGCCGGCTGGCGCTGACATGCTCCCAGCCCATGGCGGCGGAGGCGATCGAGAACAGCTCCTGCCCGTCGCGCAGACGCAGCAGGAAGGCGCCGGTGGTCCCGAAGCTGTCGTCGCTGGCGAGGCGGCCCCCGCGGATCCGGAATTGGTTCGGCACGCGGAAGGTCATGCGGCCTCCTTCGTGGTGACGGGCTCGCCCATGCGGGTCGGCGGCGGTGGGTACAGGCGGTCGAGGTCGGCCCGGTACTGGTCGAGCGCCTCGTGGGCGCTGTCCCACCACTTGCTGACCGCGGCCGTGTCCTTGCAGTCGAGCAGCAGGCATTCCAGCTCCAAGGCCAGGCGCTTGGCGTGCGCGGCCACGACGGCCTCTGCCTCGGCGTCCTGGACCCGGCAGAGCGACGTCACTTTACGGCGGGCGTCGCGCATCCAGGCGTCGGCGCGCTGCCGGTCGGTCGTGTAGGTGACCCGGCCGTCCTCCTTGCGGACGAGCCACACGCAAGGGTTGATCATGCGGCCTCCTTCCGGGAGCCCGGCTCGACGCGCCGAAACTCGACCACCCAGACCCAGGGGTTCGTGATCCAGGAGCCCGGGCCGTTGATGCTTTCCCAGAGGTCGCGATAGGCCTCGTGCAGCCCGAAAACGTACTGTGGCGCCTCGGCCTCGACGATGCCCTCGGCGATGCAGTCCGCACCGCTGATCTCGTTGAGATGCTCCACGCGCACGCCGGTCACTTCGAGCAGGATGCGCGACAGGGAGCGTGGCATGTGGATCGAGGGCTTCCACCTCGGGGCCCAGAGGAACCCGTCGCTGTCCTCGAACTCGTCGCCATCGGCGCGGAAGGCCACGTCCGCGAAGCGCGGATGCTGCGACCACGTCTCCCTCACCCAGAGGCGGTCTCCGCGCCGACCGTAGGGGCAAAGTGGAATCGCTGGAATGTAGCCAGCGTTGATGCAATTGCCGGCCGCATCTTCGCCATGGTCCATGACCATATGACACGCCTTCACAACGCGCCTTGTCTGCGTCTTGCGGCCGTCGAGGATGGCGCGGACCATTGGCCCGCTGAACAGGATCGGACGCTCCTTCATGCAGCATCTCCGGTCGCGTTGGCGATGGCGGCCCGGGCTGCGGCGATGCAGTTATCACGCGCAAACACCTTCCCTTCGCTTCCGCCTTGGTCGATCTGGCTCACTATTTGACGGAGCGCCTTCAGCAAGTCGGGCGCGGCCGCGATCAGGCGGGCGTTGGCGATCGCCACGTCGGGGTCGCGCTGCCAGAGGAGCGGCACCGGCAGGTCGTTGACGGTGCAGACGTGCTCCTGCGGGCTCTGCCCCCAGGCGTAGACGCCGAATTGCCGGTGGGTGAGGCTGTCGCCGATGTAGTGCCAGGGTCCTGGGGTGTGCCGGCTCATTTCGCACCTCCCCGCAGGAGCGCGTCGGCGACTTCCATCATCTCGTCGTAGCTCTGCTTCTCGGCAGCGTTGCCGTCCCAATCGTCGGTGCTGCCTGGCTTGGTGCTGCACTCCATGATGGTCGCGGCCTCCTGGACGAGCAGCTCGGCCGCTCGGCGCACCGCGTCGGCGTGGCGCATCTTGGGTTTGCCGCCGGCCTTCAGATTGGCCGTCTGGACCGCGTTCGCAGCCGACACCGACGGCCCGGCCTCGACGACGACGCGCAGGCCCGGGGCGATGACCGGAATCCGGATCTCAACGCTGGCCGGGTCGGTCCCCTCCGTTTCTGCGATCACCTTGCGAGCCGCATCGGCGATTCGAGCGCCAGCGGTCATCAGGTCCTCAATAAGGTTGTGGTCTTTGCTCATGGTTTCTCCTGTTGTTGGCGGGGCTTGCACCCGCGGTGCGTCTTGGTGAACTCCTTGGCCATCGCGACGAACATCGCGATCGGCGCCGGCAGTTTGGGCAGATACGTCGCGCCGCAATGGCCGCAGCGGAACGCCTGCGTCGTGGTGTCGAGGACGACGTGGTCGCCTCTCACGCGTCGTCGAGCATGCATTGCGCCACCTCCTGCTCGACCCGCGCCCGCTCGGCGGCCGTGAGCTTCTTCTCCAGCCAGGACGCCTTGCGGCCGCGGCGGTCCAGGATCTCCCACTCGGCGTCGGTGTAGCCGTAGAAGTCGTCGGCGCTGTCGCAGCTCAAGGGCGAGCCCAGGTGCGGCGGCTGGTGGAAGAAGCTCCGGACACCGACCATGCACGGGATGCCGGCAACGCGGGTTTCGATTTCGGCGAGGTAGGTCATTTGGCCGGCTCCCAGGCGACCGTCTCCTGGTCGCGCCAGATGGTCGTGCGCTCGGCGAAGCCCCGGGTCCGCACGAAGGCCCCCTGCAGGACCAGCTCGCCGTCGGGCTTCTTGGCCAGGCGGTAGCCGTGCGGGCCGCTCTCGGATGCGAGGGGCACCTCTGTGGCGTCGATCGCCCGGATCGTGATCTGGTCGGTCTGGCTGCTTGAGGCGGGGGCGGTTGAATCGTTCATGGTGTCCATCGTTTCTCCTTTGGATGGGTCAGGCGGTTTCGTCGAGGCGGGTGAGCTCGGCCGCGTCGACGCCGATGATCTCGGCGGCCCGCACGATGTCGTCGACGCGCATCATCCGGGCCCCGGCCTCGTGCCAGCGCACGGTGTTGACCGAGCAGCCGAGGCGTTGAGCCAGGTCGAGCAGGGTGACCTTCTGGGTCTTGCGGACCTTGCGGAAGCGGGCGCCGAGCGCCGCCTCCACATGGCCGCGGGCTTCAGGACGCGTTGTCGGCTTCATTGAGGCTTACCCCGTAGCGGTTGAGGAAGTCCGCGACCGCCTGGGCGTACTTCTCGTTGTAGTCCCGGACCGCCTTGAGGATGGCCGCGTACTCGTCGACGAAGTCCTGGCGGATCGCCGGGTCGATCCCGTCCATGTTCTGGCTGATCCACTTCCAGGCCGGCATCCACTTGCCGCTCTCGTGGAAGGCGGTCACGACGTCGAGCGGCAGCTCCGGCAGGGTGCCGTCGCTCTCGAAAGGGTCGTCGGCGTCCGCCTTGGCCTCCTGCCGCGGCGGTTCGATGGTCTTGCCGGCGAAGGCGTCCAGGGCCTGCTTGGCCGCGGCCGGCGGCCTGGCGGGCGGGTTCGGGGTGATGTCGATCAAGCCCTCGTCGAGCGCCTTGCCCTCCATCTCGTCGGCCGTGTTGGTGCCGCCCAGGAGCTCCGGGAAGGCCTGCCGCAGGGCCTGCGCCTCGGCGACCTTGGCGATCTGGCCGTAGGGCCGCTTGGCCCACATGGCGTTGGGCGCGTCGGTGTCGCGGCCGGCGGTGGCGTAGTTCTCCAGCCAGAACTCGCGGGCGGTGAACTCGGCCACCTGGTTGCCGACGGCCTTCCTGACCGTGACCCGGCACCATTGCGGGAAGGTGACCTTCTTGCCGCCCATGGTCTTCTCGACGTCCGGGCCGAACTCGGGCTCGGTCTTGCCGAGATAGACGCCGGAGCGGGTGGCCTGGATGCGGTAGTGGCCGATGCCGGGCATGACGACGTCGCGCCACTCGGAGTCGCGGGACCCGGGCTTCTTGACGTTCATGGGCACGATGTGGACGGGCTTGAGCATCGGATCGAGCTGGGCCGCCTTGCAGTAGGCGATGACCATCTTGATCGAGGCGTCGGTGGCCCCGGGGTAGAAGCTGGATTTCAGGACCTGGACGAGGTCCGCTTCGGAGAGGGCCAGCGCCCCTCCCTGGTTGGCGGGCGCGGCGAGCGCCCGGACGTTGGTCGACATGGGTCAATCCTCCTTGGTGGGTGTGATGAGAAGTGCGCCCCGGTAGGTGAGCTCTTCCTGCCAGCGAGCCGGGATCTGCTTGGCGGGACGGGTGATGGCGGGCCAGGTGACCTTGAAGCCGCCGGAGACGGCGCGGGTGGCGTCGCCCAGGCGGGCGGCGAGCCGGCCTTTGACGTTGGAGATGGCGACCTCGACCTTGTCGGCGTGGACCTTGAGGCGTCGGTACCGGTTGCAGAGCCGGTCGAACTCCGTGTCCTGGCTGAGGTCGACCTCGGGCAGGCCCTTGTCGCCGTAGCGGTGGAGCTCGGCCACGGCCTCGTAGTCGGCCACGGCCGTGGGGGTCTTGCCGTCGCGGATAGCCTGCCAGAAAGCGCTGACCGCCCCGGTGATCTTCTCCTGCGTGGGCTCGTGGCGCTCGATGCGGCCGCGGCGGAGCTGGTTGCCGCCGACGCAGGCCACGATCCAACCGTGGCTGGCCTCGGCCACGCCGATCTGGGCTTGGACCTGCAGCGCGTAGTTCAGGGGCAGGCCGGTGATGTCCTGGCCGTCGCAGATCCAGTTCCGGCAAAAGCTGCCGCCGTCGACGTTCTTGAACTCGACCGGTGGCCGGCCGGGCTCGTTGATCTCGTAGTCGAGCGAGGAACCCCAGCCCGGGACCTCGGGGTGAGTCAGGTAGCGGCGGACCTTGCGCATGGCCGCCCAGCTCCAGCGCTGCTTGGCCCAGGCCGCCAGCGCCGGCTCCAGGAACAGGCCGGCCTGGACGCGCTCGTTCTCATCGAGCGGGTCGGGCTCGACCTGGCCGGACTTCTCCATCCAGAGCCGGTAACCGGTCTTGAACGGCGAGCAGCAGCCGACAAGGGTGAACCCCTCGGGCGGGTCCTCGAACAGGTGCAGGACGCGGGCTTCGCCGCTCGGGCTCTGCCAGGTGTAGAACAGCGAGGCGACCTCGCTGCCGCCGACGTGGAGCTCTCGGATCGAGAGCCACTCGGCTTCGGACTTGAACGCTAATGCGGGCATCGCTCCCTCCTTGGTTATCGGAGGGAGAGATTATCATTCCCGTGACAGAAGCGCCAGAAAACTATTCGTCTTGTGATAGCCCGCGTGCGTCATTCTCACGCAACTCCCGCGCCCGACGGCGTTTCTCCCAGGATCTCCGATGCGGGCACACCCACCGCCTCCGCTATTTTCTCGATGACGGTCAGGCTGAGGGATTTAGAGGTGCCTGACATAAAATTGTAGATGGTGGAAGCGCGTATATTCGCTTTCTGTGAAAGGATGTGCGGGTTCAGCCCGTGGCGCTCTATCAGCGCTCGCAGCGTCTGCCGCATGTCGTCCCGGTTCATCCCATTGGCCTTGTTCGGTTTTTCGAAGCTACCCATGACTTTGCATCGTTCGTTTGCCGTGAACAGACGCCTTGCCCGTCCGACGACCAAGTTCGGCAACCAGCCGACCGTGGTGGATGGCATGCGCTTCGCATCGAAGGCAGAGGCTCAACGCTACGCTTGGCTCAAGCTCGCCCAGGCCGCGGGCGAGATCGAGGGTTTGGAGTGCCAACCGAGATTCCCCCTTAAGGTGGAAGGCCAGCTCATCTGCACGTACGTGGCAGATTTCCGCTACCGAGAGGTGCGGACCGGCCGGGTGGTGGTCGAGGACGTCAAGTCTGCCCCAACGCGCACGCCTGTCTACCGCTTAAAGGCAAAGCTGCTCGCCGCTTTGCACGGGATCGAGATCGTCGAGGTCGCCTGAGCCCTCCACCTACTCTCATGACGGTGGCAGCGGTTGAAGAAGTGTCATCACGATGATAGTCTGCCGTTCCGTTTTCCACGGATGGAGACCGTATGAGCAAAAAACGAAGGACCGGGCCCCAAGCCCGGCTGGGCCTGCCGCCCGCCAGGGGACGGCCATGAGCAGAACGAAGATCTGGATGCCGCTCTACGTGGCGGACTACCTGGCGGACACAACGCGCCTCTCGACCGAGCAGCATGGGGCCTACCTCCTGCTGATCATGGACTACTGGCGCAACGGCCCGCTGCCGAACGACGATAAAACTCTCGCGAAGATCACCAAACTTTCGCTGCGTTCTTGGCGATTGAACCGCGCAATAATTGAGCCCCTTTTCGTCGTCAAGGATGGGGTCTGGCGGCACAAGCGCATCGACCAGGAGCTCGCCGAAGCCGCGCAGAATGCGGCTCGGCACGAGGAAAGGGCCAGGGTCGCCGCCGAAAAGAGGTGGGAAAAGCACCGCTCGAAGCATGCTAGTAGCATTGCTTCAAGCACTCCCCAAGCAGTGCTTGAGGAATGCCCGTCACCTTCACCTTCACCTTCACCCTCAGAGAGTGAAGAATCACAGACTCCTCCGATGGGGCTCTTGCCCGGGGTCGAGCCGGCCCTCGACGGGCCGGTGGATGTGGGGATCAAGGGCATCGTCTACCCAGAGCCGTTCGAGTCGTTCTGGGCGGTCTACCCCAGGAAGGAGGGCAAGAAGGCCGCCTACCGCGCCTGGCAGGTGGCCAAGAAGCTCGTCGAGCAACCGGCCCTCCTGGCCGCGGTCGATCGCTATGCCAAGGCCTGCAAGGGCAAGGACCCTCGGTACATCGCCCACCCGACCACCTGGCTGAACCAGGGCCGCTGGGACGACCAGCCCACCGGTGCGGCCCAGGCAGCACCCGGCTACGTGCCGATGGCCGCCAACGGGGGCTAGGCCATGAACCGCTACGACAAGGCCCGGGCCGAGGGTCTCGACATAGGCTCCCGGGATGGGGAGTTCACGACCATCTGCCCCAAGTGCTCGCCCACAAGACGCAAGAAGAACTCGCGATGCCTGTCGGTCAAGGTATCGTCCGATTCCATTCTTTATTTTTGCCACCATTGTTCGTGGCACGGAGGATTTTTCGATGATAGCGATCGCCCGAACCCTTTCACCAAAGCACGAGAAGCAGATCGAGGCCCGCGGCCTGGACCCGGAGCTGGCAGTCAAGCTCGGCCTGTGGTCCGAGCCCGCCAAAGGGTCTGGTGACGCGGCCTTGGTCTTCCCGTTCTTTCGAGGCGGGGAGATCGTCAATCGCAAGTTCAGGACTGGCGTCGCCATGGGCGACAAGGGCAAGATCTGGCAGGACAAGGGCGGGCAGAAGGCATTGTGGAACGAGGACATCCTGCGCGACGAGACGCTGCTCGGCCAGCCGCTCGTGATCACCGAGGGCGAGTTCGACGCCTTCGCCGCCATCCAATGCGGCTACATCCGCTCGGTTTCGGTGCCCGACGGCGCGCCCAAGGAGGCGATCGGCGAGGGCCCGTCGGCCAAGTACAGCTTCATCGACGCCGCCAAGCCCCTGCTCTCGGTCGACCGGGCGCCGGAGATCATCCTGGCCGTCGACGGCGACGAACCTGGCACGGCGCTTCTGCACGACCTCTCGATCCGGCTCGGCAAGTTCCGCTGCAAGTGGGTCACCTACCCCATGGCCCGGGACCGCTCGCGCCGGCTCAAGGATCTGAACGAGGTCCTGCTCGAATACGGCCACAAGGGCGTCGTGGAGACCCTACAACGGGCGCAATGGCTCCGGGTCGAGGGCGTGTTCAAGATGAGCGAGCTGCCGCCCGTGCCGCCCGCTGTGGGCTACGACTGCGGCTTCCCGCTCCTGCGCAACCACTACCGGGTGCGCCTGGGCGACTTCACGGTCGTGACCGGCATCCCATCGATGGGCAAGAGCACGTGGGTCAACGATCTGGTCTGCCGTCTGGTCGAGGCCAACGGTCTCGCGGCCGCCTTCGCCTCCTTCGAGCAGCTCCCGCAGCGCGACCACCGCCGCAACCTGCGCACCTGGAAGATCGGTCGGCCGGTCCAGCACGCGACGCCCGACGAGCTCGCCCAGGCTGACGCCTGGATCGACGAGCGCTTCACATTCATCGTGGGCTCGGACGACGAGGACGTCACCGTCGACTGGCTCCTGGACCGGATGGAGGCCGCGGTCTGCCAGCGCGGGGCCAAGATCCTGGTCATCGACCCATGGAACGAGATGGACCACCTGCGCAACCGCGACGAGTCGCTGACCGAGTACACGGGCCGGGCGATCAAGTCCTTCCGCCGCTTCGCCCGCAAGTTCAACGTCCACCTGATCATCGTGGCCCACCCGTCCAAGCAGCAAAAGGACGTCGACGGCGGCTACAAGATCCCGACGCTCTACGACATCTCGGATTCGAGCCATTGGTACAACAAGGCCGACGTCGGGATCGTGGTGCACCGCCAGAACGACCAGTCGATCATTCGGGTGGCCAAGAGCCGGTACCACGACGAGATCGGCACCCCGGGCGAGGTCAAGGCCAACTTCCACTTCGAGCGCCGCCGTTTCGAGATCATCGAGACGCCTTGGTGAAGCCAGTCTTCGAACGGCGCCGCGGCCGGCGCCGGGACGTGCTGGTCAACGTCACCGCCGATCCCCTGGCCTGGTACCTGCACCGCGGGGTCATCGAGGCCGAGCAGCACGAGGCCGGCGAGCGCCTGGGCCAGCTCTACCGGCGGGCGATCCGCTCGCCCGTCTCAGCCAACGGCATGGAGATCACCAACGGCAGCGGCCGGTGGCCCGGCGACATGGTCCGCGACGGCGAGGCGCTCACCGACTACAACGCGGCCATGCGCTCGATGCGGGAACGGGAGGGGAAGGTCGTCTGGGCCGTGGCCTGTTGGGGCGATTTCGCCAACCTGGCGGCCCAGCGGTTGGGCGTCTCGCCCAGGCGCGGCGTCCTGCTCTTGCGCGCCGGGCTCGACGATTTGCGGGCGTTCTTTCGCGGTTAAGGCCGGTTGACGAGCAGGTGCTGGTAGTCCTTAGCCCGCAGCTCGCGCTCGATGGCCGCGGTCCGCTCGGCCGGGTCGCCCCGGTCGACCGAGTGCCGCCGGGCGATCGCGATCAGGGCGAAGGCGTTGCCCGAGGGCCCCGAGAGATCGATCTGGCGCCGCTGCGCCTCGGCCTGGTCGTTCATCGCGGGCTCCGGTAGGGGTAGTCGAACCGGATCCGACCATCGTCCGCGTCGAGCCCGAGCGCAAGGCTCCCCTGGTAGGGGTTGCGGTAGGCCGGCTCGTAGCGGTTCTGCAGGCGCAGCATCGTCCCCCAGACCTGGGCGTAGGCCGTGTGCAGATGGTCGTCGGCGACCGAGTCCTTGAAGTTCCCGTACTCGATCTCGCGCAGGCTCTTGGCCACCGCCTTGCCGACCTCGGGCCGCGGCACGCAGGCCCGGAAAAGGTAGTCGCGGTCCGGGGTGCGGTAGACGCGGGCCTTGGGGAACACCCGCTCGATGTGGCCCTTCACCCGGGCGCGGACCAGGAGCAGGTCGTGGCGCCGCGGGTGCGCGACGATCGAGAGGAAGGCGTCGTTCATGCAGATCCACATGATCAGCGCACCCGCAGGACTTCGACCGCCTGCTTCTCGCGGTTGATCGAGGTGGTGGTGCTGCCGGTGCCCCAAATCTTGACGCAGCAGGCGGAGAGCCCGGCCTGGAGGTCGATGATGTCGAAGCTGCCGGTCGGGACCTCGACGTAATCGCCGGGCGCCATGTTCTCGATGAAGGGCAGGTAGTAGCGCTTGATGGCGCCGTAGCCGTACTTGGTGCCGCGTTTCTGCCGGGCGGGTTGCTCAACGAACAGCGTGCCGTGCTCGTAGATCTGCTTGTCGGCGGTCTTCACCGCGTAAGCGCAGCCGAGGTTGCGCAAGACTTCCAGGGCCGATTCGATGGTGCGTATTTTCAGGTTCATCATTTCTCCTTGGTTATTGGGCCCGCCGGGTGGCGGGCCGGGGTGGTTCAGGCCGCGACCATCTCGTGCAGCAGGGCTGCGGCCTTGTTCTTGAGCTGCTCGCCCGGGCCGAACCAGGCGGAGGTCATGCGGGTGTCGTCCGCCCACCCGCGCTCGTGGTCGACATACTCGGTGACCGCGTTGAGCATCGCCCAGGCGGTCTGCCCGCCGGTCAGATCCGACCCGATCGCCTTGCCCTGGAAGAGCTCCATGATCCGGGCGTAGCCGCGGGTGTCCTCGACCTTACGCTTGGGCTGGCCCTGGGGCGCGTAGGGCTCGGGCAGGAGCTTCTTCAAGAACCCGTCGGCATCGGCCTCGGTGAGCCCGGTTTCGGCCAGGATGCGGGTCTCCACCAGCCACCGCTCGAAGGTGTCGCGAACGATGCCGAGCTGCAGCCGGACCCGGTCGGGGTCGAAGGTGTCGGTGTGGCGCACCTTCACGATGCTGGAAACCGCGCCGACCTTGTCGCCCTCAATCTTGCCGGCGTCCTGGAAGCCCACGCTCATCGTCAGCGTGTTGTGGCAGACCACCCGGATGGCCGTGAACTTGCCCGTGGTGGCCATCGTGCCGTCGTAGGAGGTGGCGAGCAGGACGTAGGGCCGGACCTTGTCCTGGCCGATCACCGGGGCGCCCTCGCCGACCTTGGCCAGGGCCCAGATCCGCGTGCCGCCGGAAAGCGCGCCGGCGGTCTCCAGCTCGAAGCCGCCGATCTTGGCAAGCTCGGCGAAGAAGTCGAGGACCTCGGCGGGCTGCACGATCTTGTAGTCGTCGCTCACGATCGAGAGCGGCGCCTTCGTGTCCGAGCGCCAGAGGACGTTGCGGCCGCCGAAATGCGCGAGCTCGGCCAGGGCCTCGTCCGGGCAGAAGGCCACCGGGGCCTTCTTCACCTCGTAGTCCAGGCCCGCGGCCTTGCGCCAGGCATCGATGCTCTGCCCGGGCTGCAGCCGCTGCCCGAGCTTATGCCAGGGCGTTTCGCCCACGTAGGCGATCGCGGCCTGGCCGGTGGTGGTATCAATCATGTGTGCCATCAGGTTTCTCCTTTGGGTTTCCCGCTCCGCTGCGGTATGGGTGCCATGATTGTCATTCCCGTGATAAAAGTCAACTCCTGGCACGCTTTTTTTGGTGCGTGATGCGCCTTTTGCCCTTGTGCCGGGGGTGCGTTCGGTGTTAGCCTTTCAGGAATGCTGGCTGTGCCGTGCTCAGGCACCTCCATCCGCCGCCCAGGGTTTGCCAGCGACCCTGGGCACCTTTTTCCGCACCGCGACATGGCCGATTCGAACAAGCTGGCGGTCCAGTACCGACCGATCGGGGACCTGATCCCCTACGCCCGAAACTCCCGCACCCATTCCGACGCCCAGGTGGCGCAGATCGCTTCCTCAATCCGGGAGTTCGGCTGGACCAATCCGGTCCTGGTCGACGGCGAGAACGGCATCATCGCCGGCCACGGCCGGGTCATGGCGGCCCGCAAGCTCGGCCTGGCCGAGGTGCCGGTCATCGAGCTCAAGAACATGAGCGAGGCGCAGAAACGCGCCTACGTCATCGCCGACAACCAGCTGGCCTTGAACGCCGGCTGGGACCTGGACCTCTTGAAGGTCGAGGTGGCCGAGCTCGGACAGATGGGCTTCGACCTCGACCTCCTGGGCTTCGACGGCAAGATGCTCGACGGCCTCCTGGCACCGGACGGGACCGATGGCCTCACCGACCCGGACGAGATCCCACCGCCGCCCGAGGACCCTGTCTCCGTGCCGGGCGACTTGTGGGTCATGGGCAACCACCGGATCATCTGCGGCAGCTCCACCGTCGAGACGGACGTCACGCGCCTGTTCGGGCCGGTCAAGCCGAACCTCATGGTCACCGATCCGCCCTACGGCGTGAATTACGACCCCGAGTGGCGCCACAAGGTCGGCGTGAACAACTCCAAGCGCACGGGCAAGGTCTTGAACGACGACGTCGCCGACTGGCGCGACGCCTGGGCCCTGTTCCCGGGCGACGTCGCCTATGTCTGGCACGGGGCCCTGCACGCCACCACGGTGGCCGAGAGCCTCATGGCCTGCGACTTCAACATCCGCTCCCAGATCATCTGGGCCAAGCCGCGCCTGGTCATCGGCCGCGGCGACTACCATTGGCAGCACGAGCCCTGCTGGTACGCCGTCCGCAAGACCGGCAAGGGCCATTGGGCCGGCGACCGCAAGCAGACGACGCTCTGGACGATCGACCAGAAGGGCGAGGACGCCGAGACGATCCACGGCACCCAGAAGCCCGTCGAGTGCATGAAGCGCCCAATCGAGAACAACTCCAGCCCGGGCCAGGCCGTCTACGAGCCGTTCTCGGGCTCGGGCACCACCATCATCGCCGGCGAGATGACCGGCCGCTGCGTCTACGCGGTCGAGCTCAACCCGGCCTATGTCGACGTCGCCATCCTGCGCTGGCAGGCCTTCACGGGCCAGAACGCCGTGCTCGACGGCGACGGGCGGACCTTCACCGAGATCCTGGCCGAACGGCAGCCGGCCAAGGTCATCGTCGGGGCGGAGAAGGCCGCCAAGAAGAAGGCCGCCGCCAAGTCCACCGCCAAGGAGAAGGCATGATGTCGGTTCAGCGGATCGCCGATGCCCTGGAGACCGTGGTCGAGAAGGCCGCGGTGTGGGGCCTGGTCACCTGCGCCTGGGTCGCCGGCCTGGTCGTCATCGGCATGATCATCCGTGGCGCCTGGGAGGCCTTTCAGATTGGCTGGACCTTTTTCGGCGCGGCGTGAAAGCCATGCATGAGCCAATCGCGTCTCGGATCCTTCGTCGAATCCATCGCCAACGTGGTCATTGGGTTTGGCGTCAACTGGCTCGCCAACTTGCTGGTCTTGCCTTTGTTTGGTTTCAACGTCTCACTCGCCGACGCCTTCGGCATCGGCCTGATCTTCACCGCCATCAGCATCGCCCGTAGTTACGTGCTGCGGCGCCTTTTCAACGCCCATGTCACCAGGAGAAACCCATGAACGACGAGACGAACGACGCCCAACCCAAGACGACCGCCGCAGAGCCCGCCCCGGCCCCTGCTCCCGCCCTGCCCATCGAGAAGCGCGTCAACCTACGCCGCTTCGTGCTTTTGCGCACCGAGGACGAGAGCGGCACCTCGGGCACCGGGATCGTGGCGGAGGGAGTCGAGTTCACCGACGGATCGGTGGCGCTGCGCTGGCGCTCGATCATCAACTCGACCGTGGTCTACGACAACCTCAAGGCCGTCGACCTGATCCACGGTCACGGCGGCAAGACCCAGGTGGCATTCGTCGAGTAGTCAGAAGAGTTCGAGCTGGCCGGCCTTCGGGGCCGGTTTGTCGGCTTGGTGGGGCTTGGGCCCGCGCTTGGCCTTGATGAGGCGCCCCTTGGCCCCCTTGACGCCTTGGATGGCCCGCAGCACCGCGGGGTCTACCCGGAAGTCGCCCGAGCCCGGCTCCCACAATAGCCCGGCGTCCGCGTCGCCCCGCTTGGGGATCCGCCAGACCAGCCCGCGCCCCCGCGGGTTCGGCAGCCGCGAGAGCTTGCGCGCCCGAAACAGGCTTTCCAGGATCGAGCGGGCCTCGTGGAAGTCGACGTCGAGCTTGGCCGCCACCTTCTCGGTGAGGATCCCGTCGTCGCCGGCCGCAAAGACTGTCCGCAGGTAGAGCGGGACGTCGATCACGCAGACACCTCGCGGTACGCCAGGTAGAGGGTGGCGACGTCGAGCCGGGTCAAGAGCCGCTGCGCCGCCTGACCGGCGATCACCAGGGACTGCAGGTCGAGCGGGCCGATGATCCATTTCCCGGTCCGCTCGTGGCTCTGGGCCATCTGCTGCAGGGAAAGGGCCCCGGACTGCAAGAGCCGAAGGTCCGGGTCGGTCGGGACCGCCCGGTGCGCCGCCAGGCCGATGACGTTGAAGATCTGCGCGAAGCCGTCAAAGCTCTTGTCGTTCGGCGCGATCCGCATCGCGATCTCGCAGTCGCGCAACGTCTGCCGGAAGGACGCGACCAGGCCCCCTGTCACCGGGACCTTGATCACCTTTGGCTGATACTTCTTGCGCGGCTTGCTCATTCGTCGATGGGGTAGGTCGGCTTCCCGTGCAGGTGACGGCGGGCGAAGGTGTCGACGGTCTCGACGATCTCGCCGAGGCCGTCTGACTGCCCGATCGCTATGGTAGCGCCGCAGATGGTGCATCGGGCGCGTGAAAGGTTCGTGACCATCACGTGGCCGACCACGTGACCGTCAGCGAACGACCACGGGAGCTCGTCGCTGGTCATGTGCCCTGCCCCCGCGACCGTTGCGGGCACGGCCAGGCCGCCCGCAGCGCCTGGTTGATCAGGATGTCGCCGCTGCGGTTCCGGCGCTCGGGGTGCTGCGCCAGGTGGTTCCTGACCAAATCCATGACCTGGCCGAGCGTGACGTTGGCCGGCGCGCAATGCGTGACCCCGAGGCCGGCGTCGGTGACCCCGGCCACGTAGCCGTAGGAGTAGGCCTTCTCCCAGGTCTCGCTGCTGTTCATGCGGATGTGAAGCTCGTTGCCGTCGAGAAACTCGGCGCTGGCCTGGGCGGTGAGAAAGGCGAGCCCGAGGGCCGCGGTCTTCAGAAAAGTCGAGGTGTTCATACGTCTCCTTGGTGGGTGGGTTAATGGTCGATGCCGGCGAGGTGGCAGATCTCGTGGAGCATTCCCCGGCCTTCGGTGTCGTTGGCGCCAAACCGGCTCGGAGTCATCTGAGCGAGCAGCCGAAAGGCCCTGGCGACACGCTCGTGGTCGGGGCCAGGCCCGTTCAAGGCCAGCTCGATCGCCTGGTTGAGGGCCCTAGCGACGTCCTCGCGATCCTTGTACTGCTCCTCGCCGTGGCGTCCGTAGAGCTGCCAGTCGTCGGCTGTGAGCGAGAGCTTGATCCGGACCGTGCGCTTCACTTCTATGCGTGCGTGCTTGATGGCCATGGCGCTTACCTCCGGTTGGCCCAGAGCTCGACGCAGACCGATTCTAGGTCGAGAGACGGCGGGTTGGTCCGGAGCGCGTCCTTCACGCCCATGTTGTAGGCCTTGATGACGTCGGTGGGCATAGTGACCGCGCTCGGGTCGGGCTGGCGGGTCAGGCGCTCGTAGGCCAGCACCGTGAGCAGCATCATCAGGGCGCCGAGGCAGGCTCCCATCCAAAATGGCTCGGTCCGAGCGGCAGGGGTAGTCGTGGTGAAATTACGCATGGCTTCTCCTAAGTGGTGATTTCCCGCTTGGGCTGGCCGGGCTCCGGCGCCGACGGTGGGGACATGAGCTCGACCCAGACGAGGCCGAAGAGGGCCCCCTTGGAATCGAACAGCAGGGCTTCGAGCCGATGGTACGGCACGGCCTTGCGGGTGGGCTTCTCCGCGAGGTAGCGCTTGACGAAGTCGTCAAAGCCCGCCGCCGCGGCCTTGGGGCTGAGGTTGCCCGCGAGCTTCACGGGCGCGCCCCCATTCTTTGTTTCGAACCAGACGCTGGCCATCAGCCACCTCCTTCCTGGGCGATCAGGGCCAAAGGGATCTCCCGGGCGCGCACCAGCTGCCCGCCGATCATCATCATCGTGGGCAGCTCCTTGAGCTCCCGGACGAAGAGGGTGGCCGAAACCCGGTCCCAGGGGCCTTTCCCGCCGGCCTGGTCCCAGAAGTCGCCGTGCTTGGCCAGATAGGCGATCAGCTCGTCCTCGGTCGGGAACGCCGGGGTCACCTGGCGCTCCTCCGCCGATACCGTCTCGCGCACGAGGAAGCCCTCGGCGCTCTGCTCGACCTTACGCCCCATGGTTCACCTCCTTCGTCTTGGCCTTGGCGACCTTGGCGGCCCGCTTGGTCCGCTGCGCCTTGATCGCCGCCATCAGCGCATCGTCCTCGGCCGGGGCCAAGGGCACGGGCGCCTGGGCTTTCTTGGCCGCGGGCTTTTTCTTGGGCGGGGTCGGCACCGGGTGAAGAATCCCACCCTCGATGCCCAGCCCAAGCTGCGCCGTTACCGCTAGGACGCAGGCTTCGGCGAAGTGGCGGGTGAGCACCGCGTAGGTCTGCTTACCCTTCACCGCCGCACCCAGATTGCCCAGCCCGACCATGTCGTGGGCAAGCGCCGCCTCGGCCATCCGGCTGCAGATCTTCGTGTAGGTCACGTTGGACATCGGGAAATCCGGGACCGGTGGAACCACCCCGGCCTTGGCCAGCGCCTCCCACCCCACCCGCACCGCCTTCCAACTGCTTCTTGGTGCCTTGTCCGCGGGCACCGGCGCTTCGGTTGCTGCTTGCGTTTCTTGCTTCATTTGCACCTCCATCCAAAAGGTGACGCATAATAGGCGCATGACGCGCCAAGACGCAAGCGAATTATCACGAAGATGACAAAACAGGCCCCGAAACCCCGAAAAACGGCTGCCCGAAGCCCTGCTGCCGCCGGCAAGAAACCCCCGGTGCAGGACCTCTTTCGCCCAGGCGAGGGTTCCCGCACTAAAAAAACGGGCATGGTGTTCGAGCCCAAGCCCGAGCACCGGCAGCTCGTGGTGCTCTTGCGCGGGGTCGGCTACACCGAGGAACAGGTCGCCAAGCTCATCAACTGGCCGCAGGGCATCGACCCCAAGACGCTCCGAAAGCACTTCGGGGAGGAGCTGGAGCACGGCGACATCTTCGCCCACGCCCAGGTCGCCAAGACGCTGTTCTCGGTCGCCACCGACAAGACCCACAAGAACGTCGTCACCGCCGGGATCTTCTACCTCAAGGCCCGGGCCGGCTGGCGCGACCAGGATGCGCGCAGCGCGGTGGGCAAGGTCGAGGTGCCGGGCAAGGACGGCGAGGCGCCGGTCGTCTTCACGCTCAAGATCGGCGAGAGGGATGCAGCGGACGATTGAATATGTCCGCCCCTGGCTCTATCCGGCGCAGCAGGCGGCCATCTTCGACTGCGCGGACGTCAACGGTCTGCCGGCCCGCTACGGGATCATCGAGGCCTCGACCAAGGCCGGCAAGACCGTGGGCTGCCTGGCCTGGCTGTTCGAGCAGGCCGTCGTGCACGGCCAGCCGGGCCGCAACTTCTGGTGGGTGGCACCGGTCTACCCCCAGGCCAAGATCGCCTTCCGCCGCCTGAAACGCGGCCTGCCGCGGGCGATGTACGCGGCCAACGAGGGCGACCTCACCATCGCCCTGCCCAACGGGGCCGTGATCTGGTTCAAGTCCGGCGAGAAGCCCGACAACCTCTACGGCGAGGACGTCTTCGCGTCGGTCATCGACGAGGCGTCGCGGGTCCGGGAGGACAGCTGGATCGCGGTCCGCTCGACGCTCACCGCCACCCGCGGTCCGGTCCGGATCATTGGAAACGTCAAGGGGCGGGCCAACTGGCACTTCAAGATGGCCCGGAAGGCCGAATCCGGCGAGCCCGGCATGGCTTATGCCAAGCTCACCGCCTGGGACGCGGTCGAGGGCGGGGTGCTCGACAAGGACGAGATCCTCGACGCGCAGCGCCAGCTCCCGGAGAATGTGTTCCGCGAGCTCTACCTGGCCGAGCCCTCCGACGACGAGGGGAACCCCTTCGGCATCAAGAACATCGCTCGCTGCATCGGCCCGATCTCCGACGCGCCGCCGATCGCCTGCGGCGTCGACCTCGCCAAATCGGTCGACTGGACCGTGGTCGTGGGCCTCGACAAGCAGCGCGCCGTCTGCGGCTTCGACCGCTGGCAGGGCGTGCCATGGGACGAGACCGAGAGCCGCATCCTTGGCCTGGTCGGCAAGACCCGCACGCTCGTCGACTCCACCGGGGTCGGCGATCCGATCGTCGAGCGGATGCAGAAGAAGCGCCGGACCATCGAGGGCTTCAAGTTCTCGTCGTCGTCCAAGCAGCGTCTCATGGAGGGCCTGGCCGTCGTCATCCAGTCCGGCGACATCAAGATCCCCGACGGACCAATCCGCTCGGAGCTGGAGCTGTTCGAGTACGAGTACACGCGCACCGGAGTACGCTACACCGCCCCGGCGGGATACAATGACGACTGCGTGATGGCGCTGGCGCTGGCCGTCGAGCAGCACCGCCAGATCGCGCCCGCAATATTCACGGCGATGAGGCCGGGCGGGGAGACGAAGATCTCTCCCTGGCTTGGCGGCATGCCGACCGGAGATCTAAATGGCTGACGTCGCACCCGGAAAACTCAAATTCGACCCCACCTCGATCGGTACCCCGGGGCTGCGCCAATATGGCGGCTATATCACCGAGGAGTTCCTCAAGGAGCTGCGCGCCGAGCGCGGGGTCCGCGTCTACCGCGAGATGGCCGACAACGACCCGATCGTCGGGGCCATGCTGTTCGCGATCACCACCCTCGTCCGCCAATGCGAGTGGACCGTCCAGGCGGCCACCGACGACGAGGAAGGCGACGCCGGCAAGACGTTCGTCGAGGAAGTCCTCGACGATCTCGACACACCATGGACCGAGGTCATCGGCGAGATCTGCTCGATGTTCGTCTACGGCTACGCGCCCATGGAGATCGTCTGGAAGCGCCGCCTGGGCCAGAAGCAGACCGACCCGGCGCGCCGCTCGTCCTACGAGGACGGCCTGATCGGCATCCGGCAGATCGCGCTGCGCAGCCAGCAGACCATCGTCCGCTGGGAGATCAGCCCCGAGGACGGCTCGCTGCAAGGCGTCGTCCAGCAGCCGATCGAGCGGCCGCAGGTCCTGATCCCTTACGAGAAGATGCTGCTGTTCCGCACGACCGCCGAGCGGTCGAACCCGGAAGGCCGGTCGATCCTGCGCAACGCCTACCGCCCATGGTTCTTCAAGAAGCGCATCGAGGAGATCGAGGGCATCGGCCTGGAACGCGACCTGGCCGGCCTGCCCGTGGCCCGGATTCCGGGCGAATATTTCGACCAGTCCGCCGACGCGCAGGACAAGGCCATCCTCCAGGCCTGGCAGCGGATGGTGACCCAGGTCCGCCGCGACCAGCAGGAAGGCATCCTGATCCCGTCCGACCGCGACAGCTCGGGCAACCGGCTGTTCGAGTTCGAGCTGCTCTCGACCGGCGGCTCGCGCCAGTTCGACACCTCCAAGGTCATCGACCGCTACAACCGGGCGATCGCCACCTCGGTCCTGGCCGACTTCATCTTCCTGGGCCAGCAGTCGGTGGGCTCGTTCGCGCTCTCGTCCGACAAGACGGCGCTGTTCGCCACCGCGCTCGGCGCCTTCACCAAGTCGATCGCCGACACCTTCAACCGCCATCTGCTGCCGCGGCTCTGGTCGCTCAACGGCCTCGACTACGCGACGATGCCGACCTTGGTGCCGGCCGACCTTGAGAAGCAGAACCTGGTCGAGGTCTCGACCTTTATTCAGACGCTGGCTCAGTCCGGGGCGACGCTCTTCCCCGACCGCGAGCTGGAGAACCACCTGCGCAAGCTGGCCGGTCTGCCGCTGGCCCCGGAGGATGGGGCCGAGGACTTCATGCCGCCCGACGCGCCTGGCGGTGAAATCGCTCCGGACGCATAGCCTCCGGCACCACCTCTAAGAGCTCGATCAGCGCGCAGGCGTAGGCCGGGACGACGAGCTCGCCCGAGGCCCACCGCTTGACGGTGGCGTAATGGACGCCGGTGATGGCGGCCAGGCGGGTCATCCAGCCGCGGCCGCCGAGGCAGGCCGAGGCACGGAGGTTGAACTCATCGGTGGTCATGCCGCGATTATCGGCGCATGACGCGCCAATCGCAAGGCACAAAAGCGCACTACGCGACGAGCCGGTAGTCCTTGAACTTGACGCCCGTCGCGGCCGCCACACGCTCCTGCAGAGTGACGGCGCTCGTCGGCGGGACCGGCATGCCCCAGGCCCACTCGGCTATGTCCATGACCAGGCCCTGCAGCTCGAACAGACGATCGGCGATCAGCTCCCGGCGGTCCCGGCAGCCGCGTCGGTGCAGCAGCTCGGTCACGTGGCAGCGGGTCGTCGATGGCGCAATATTGAGGATGGCCGAGATCTCCTTGACCGAGAGGCCCTTCAAGACCAGGCGCTCGACCTCCAGGTGACGCGGCGATGGTGGCAAGTGGCTGCTCATCGGCGAAACCCTCCGGCGAGCACCAGCACGGTCCAGGCGACCCACCAGCCCCAGGCGGCCTCGAAGTGGGCCAGGAGAAATGCGGCAATGAGCGCGGTCAATTGGCCCCCCCTTTAGGCTCGCGCCCGTACCAGGTGGTCGAGATCCGTTTGAGGCAATGGGCGCACTTCCAGCTGTTCTTGCGCATGCCGCCACCTTCGACCGGCCGCTCCTTGCTGCAGGAGAAGCAGAATTTCAGGCCGGTGAGGCGCTCGCTGGCTTTACGCACCTGGTTTTCGACGGCGTTCTTCGATGAGCTCATTCCGGATCCTTCGGCGCAAAGCCCTTGCATTCGAGTATCCAGGCCGGATCGAAATAGATCGGCCAGATGCACCAGCCCTTGGCCACGCCGTGCGGGTCGGCCTTGGGCATGGCGATGAGGTTGTTGCAGCGGGAATTCGGCGACCAGTCTAGCTCGCTGCGGTGCCGGCATTGGTAGCAGTCGACCTTGCGGTCGTTCGGGGTGGTCATACGGGTTTTTCCTCTTGTTGGCGCCGGCTTGACCAATAGGCCCGGGCTCGGGCCTCCAGGTCTTGGCGCAGGTTCGGGCCGTGCTTCTGCTCGAAGCCGGCCAGGAAGGACCGCCGGGCCTGCTTGCCCTGCGCGGTCTCGGGGTAGTGGTCGATCAGGTAGCGGGCCAGGCCCTGCATCCGCCGCTCGGACTCGGCCGCGGCCATGGCCAGGACCTCGTCCCGGGTGGCCTCGAACACGCCCTGCGGAATGGACGGGCTGGGCGTCACCCGAGCAGCCACCAGACATAGGCCAGGACCGGGCCGATCATCAGCAGCCAGAACAGGAAGCCGCCGGCGATCGCTCGCCACAAGGGCTCGGGCTGCAGCCGCGGGTCGCGCTGGCGGTGCAGGAGGGCGCGCTGCACGATCGCGGAATCGGGGTCGGCGCGCCAGGAAAGGGCCGGGGCTGGAACCATGGCCGGGCGGGGGCGGCGGATCTTCAGCATAGCTTGGCCCCTTTCAGCATCTCCAGGAACAGCCGGGCCTGCCCGGTGGCCGCGATCTTGCGGGCGCGGGCGCGCTGGTAGTCCTCGGGCACCGCCGTCGAGGTGAGCCAGTCCTGCTCGGCGTCGAGCATCTCCTGCAGGATCAGAGCGAGCTCGCTGGCGGGTGGCTGCAGGGTGACCTCGCCCTCCCGGCGCTCCGCCTCAGCGATGGCCGACTCGGCCGTGGCCCAGGCGACCATGGCGGCGGCGCGGGTCCGGTTGTCCCAGGCCTCGGCCTGGCTGATAAACTGGAGCTTGGGCTCCAGCTCCTTGAGCGCCTGGTACATCGCCGGCGCCGCCTGGGCGAGCCGCAGGCTTTGAAACTCGGTGGGTTTGGGTGTGCTCATTCATCCTCCGTTTGGTTTAGGGTGAGCGCATAATGAGCGCAACACGCGCCTTTTGCAAGTCGGAGGTATCATTTCTGTGACATTTACCGCACACCCGCAGGGCCCCTACCGCCGCCTCGTTCCCGCCTGGATGCCGCCCGAGGCCATCACGAAGGCCCGCCGGCCGGCCGACCTGGCCGAGGTGGAGGCCATGGCCGCCAAGCTGGAGCCGAGCCTGTCCAAGGCCATCCTGGGCGCGCTCCAGGCCCAGGCCGCGGCCGTGGATATCGACGCCATTGCCGAGGCCCTCAAATCCGGGGACGTGAACAAGGTCATGGCCCTCCTGCAGCTGCCGCCCGCCGAGGGGGTCACCAACGCCCTGCAGGACACCGTCTGGTCCGCCGGCGGGGTCGCCGCCAAGACCATCAACGACCGCATCGCCGGGGCCGCTTTCCAGTTCAACCGCCTCAACCCGCGCCTGATTGACTGGCTGCAGACCTACAGCCTGGGTCTTATCCGCCAGATCGACGAGACGACCCGGGAGGGCGTGCGCGAGGTGCTCATCTCCGGCATGCGCGCCGGGCAGAACCCCCGCGACCAGGCCCGCTCGATCAAGCCCGTCATCGGCCTGACCGCCCGCCAGGCCAAGGCGGTCGACAACTTCAAGAAGGAGCTGGAGAGCTTCCACCTGCGCGGCGGGGCCGCGGGCTGGAACCTGGGCGGCAAGATTTCCCGCGCCCCGGGCGGAGCCCAGACCTACGCGCTGGACGCCGAGGGGAACGTCAAGGACGGGATCCTGGAGCGCCGGCTGCGCGACTTCCGCTTCGACGGCACGCTTAAGAACGCCATGGCCACCGGCAAGCCGCTCACCGAGGCCCAGATCGACAAGATGGTGGCGGCCTACTCGCGCAAGTACCTGCAGTTCCGGGCCCAGACGATCGCCCGGACCGAGGCGCTGAGGACGACCAATTTCGGGATCCAGGACGCCTGGCGGCAGGCCATCGACGAGTTCAAGGTGCCAGAGCAGCTCGTCCGCCGGCAATGGATCGTCGCCCGGGACGAGCGCTTGTGCGAGATCTGCGGTCCCATCCCGGCCATGAACCCCAAGCGCGGGGTCAAGTTCGGTCAGCCCTTCAACACACCCCAGGGCCCGATGACGCTGCCGCCGGCGCACCCCAACTGCCGCTGCACGGTCTGGATCCGGCGCTTCGAGGCCGAACAACTCGCCGACTAGCGGCGGACGCGGTAGCGCCGAGGGATCCGCGGCCCCTGCATCGCGTCGATGGAGTCCTTCACCCCACCCTTGTAGAGGGCCCGGCTCATGATCCGAGCCGAGTTCGCCACGATCAAGATCGCGGTCTTCCCGGCCGGCGACCAGCAGCGGTCGGCCAGCTCCGACAGCTCGTCGCACAAGGACAGAAGTCGCCTGTAAACTTGGAGGTTATCGAGCCTCTCCACCGCGCCGGAGTCCTTTCATGGCCACGACTTACGATCTTCATAACCGCATCTTGCTGCTCAAGGCGCGGATCTCTGCGTCAATTCTACGGGTGGAGAAATCCGATGGCGGCCACGTTCCGCCCGAGTCCGTCCGCAGCGCTGCCCGCCGTGGCCTGGAGCTGCGCCGCAAATGGAAGCGGGGAGGCCTCTCCAACGCGCAGGCCAGCGACCAGGGCATCGGCTCTGGCGTGCAGCGGGCCACGAACCTCGCCAACGGCGACGCGATCTCCGACCAGGTGATCGGCCAGATGACGGGTTTCTTCTCACGCCACGCTAAGAACTACCGCCCCGACGTGAAAGAGCCCGACGGTGGGCCTACGGCCGGGACGATCGCCTGGCTGCTCTGGGGCGGCAACGCCGGCAAGGCCTGGGCCGAAGGGATCAAGAGCCGCCTGGAGAAGATGGGCCCGACGCCGTCGGCCGTGCACGTGCCCGTGCCCATGGGCCGCAAGGACATCGACAAGGCCGAGGACCCGCGCAAGACGCCGGCCCCGCCCGAGGACCGGATCCGCGGCTCGGACAAGAACCCCAAGGGCTCGGCGGCCGGTCGTGCAGGCGGCATCGAGCTCGACGACGCGGCCGAAGCCGGCCTCAAGCGCAAGGTCGAGGAGCACAACGAGGCGCACGGTAGCGACCCGGCCAAGAAGGCGTCGCTCGCCGCGCTCAAGGCCGTCTGGCGCCGTGGTGCCGGCGCTTATTCGGTGAGCCACCGCCCGGGCGTCTCCCGCTCGGCCTGGGCCATGGCCCGGGTCAACGCGCACCTCACGCTGCTACGCCGCGGCTCGCCCGCCCGGCCCGGCTACATCCAGGACAACGACCTCCTGCCCAAGGAGCATCCCCGCCATTCGGGCGGAAAAGGCTGAAACGTGACGACCAAGACCATCACCAAGGAGATCGCCGACCAGCTCTCGGAGATCCGGCTGCAGATCACGCTCTCGAAGATGAAGGGCAACCGCTGGCCGGCCGGCGCCCCCGGCAAGAAGGGCGGTCAGTTCGCGCCCAAGAGCCTCGCTGGTGGCTCCTTGCTCATCCCGCAGCTGACCTTCGGCTTCGGCTTCGGCGGCGCCTCCTGGGCCTCCAAGGCGCAGCCAGGGCCCAACGCCAAGCCGCACCCCAAGCTGGGCGAGAAGGGCACGCCCGTGATGGTCAATTACCCATCCGTGCCCAGCCATAAGGACACCTGGACCGACCCGAAGAAGACCGCGACCTTCACGCCCGGCGGCAACACGCCGGACAGCCTGAACGGCGTCGCGCTCAAGCCCTGGAAGGCGCCGACCACCCTCGCCGGATGGTCGAAGGTGCCGGGCCAGATGAAGGGCATCGACGACGACGTCCCGTTCGTGGCCACCCCCAACAAGACGGTCGGCTCTGGCGTCGTCATCCTGGAGCCGGACGGCCGGGTCTGGCTGACCAAGCCCACCAACGAGTTCGGCGGCTACAAGCACACCTACCCCAAGGGCACCGCCGAGCCGGGCCTCTCGCTGCAGGCCAACGCCATCAAGGAGGCCTACGAGGAAACCGGGCTCAAGGTCCGGATCGTCGGCATCCTGGGCGACGTCGACCGCGACACCTCCAAGGCCCGCTATTACGTGGCCGTGCGCGAGGGCGGAACGCCCAAGGACATGGGCTGGGAGACTCAGGCCATGCGCCTGGCGCCCCGCAGCCAGCTCAAGAACTTCCTGAATAAGCCGCACGACCAGCAGCTCGTCGACCGCCTGGCGGCCGCAGAGAAGGTCAAGAAGGCTAAGGTCCCGTCCAAGGGGGCCTGGTCTGCGCAGCCGCGCTGGGAGGCGGGCACGCCGATCGGCGGGCAATGGAAGAGCTTCGACGCCGCCGGGCTGCCGCTGCCGCCCAAGGTGGGGTCCACGACCAATACCAAGTGGCAGAACCTCGCCCAGGCCGCCTACACCGCCGCCGCCGCGGGCGACAAGGGCCCGGCCATGGCGGTAGCCCAGATCGCCGGCAAGAAGCTCACCGAGTTCAACGAGAAGCAGGCCGCCAAGCAGGCGATCAACTCGCAGCTCAAATGGGCCGCTGGGGCCGCCTTCTACGCCAAGGCCCTGATCGACGCCAAGGCCTCGTCGGTCAAGGCCGCGGCAACGGCCGAGAAGATCTCCGGGCCGCAGGCGCTCTCGGGCTGGTCAAAGACCGCCGCCAAGCCGGGCGGCTCGAACCCCGGGGCGATCTATTCCGACGGCGAGGACAAATGGCTGGTCAAGGGTAACGCCAAGCTCGTCTCCGGCGCCGTCACCCAGACCGTCTCCGACGACCGGGCGAAGAACGAGATCCTGGCCGCCAAGCTGATGCTGGCCGCCGGCGTCGGTGCCCCGGAGATGAAGCTCGTCAACCTGGAAGGCCAGCACGGGGGCGGGCTTGGCGTGGCCTCGAAGATGATCGATGGCGTCACCGCCTTCGACAAGAACAATCCGGCACACCTGGCCGCGGCGCAGGCAGACTTCGCGGTCCACGCCTGGCTCTCCAACTACGACGTGGTCGGCATGTCCTTCGACAACCTGGTGATGAAGGACGGCAAGGCCGTCAACATCGACCCGGGCGGGGCGCTGCTGTTCCGCGCTCAGGGGCTGCCCAAGGACAAGCTCGGCACCGCGGCCACCGAGATGACGACGCTGCGCGACCCCAAGATCAACGCCCAGGCGGCGGCGGTCTTCGGCTCGATGACCACGAGCCAGATCGCGGCCTCGGCGAAGAAGCTGGCCGTGATGACGGACGACGTCATCGACAAGCTGGTCGACGCGCACGGTCCCGGCGATGCCGCCGGCAAGGCCGACCTGGCGTTCACCTTGAAGAAGCGCCGCGACTACATCTTCGGCTTCGCCGGGCTCGACGTGAAGGGCCAGGACCCCGCGGCCTCGGTAACGCCCGCGGCACCGCCGCCTGCACCGCCGCCCGGACCCGCGGTCCAGAAGCCGGCGATGCCGACCTTCGCCGGCCCCAATACCGAGAAGTTCCAGAAGGTCGCGGCAGCCCTCTTGAAGCAGGGCGCGATCACGACGGCCAACGCCGTGCTGCCGGTCGTCATCGACGGGAAACGAATGCTGCAGATCCAGGCCGGGACCGCGAAGGTCACGATCGGCAACCCGCCGATCTCCAAGAACGGCAAGGCCCTTTTGCAGCTCGTCGAGGATCTGAAAGTCTTTCACGCGATCCCGCAGCAGGCCCCGGCCGCGACGCCGAGTGCTGGCGCTGCCAAGCCCGCCGAGCCGCCCTCGCCCATCAAGTCTCCGGTCAAGCCCACCTTCCAGGGCGGCT